GTGACCTCAAGAGCGTTTACGGCAGAAGCTGTTGTTTGGAACACAACCTGCTCATTACCATTTGCATCAGCGACGAAACCAGCATCAGCAAACTTTGGTGCAGTTAATGTTTTGTTAGACAGTGTCTGCGTAGCGGTGTCGCCAACCAAGTTGGAACTTGTTGATGGAAGCACCAATGTCACATTTCCAGAAAATGCTGAATGAGCAGGACTCACCACGGCTGCATAGTGAGCATTTGAACTCTCACAGTAAAATCTAACGGCAGATACAGAACCGCCATTCTTTAAATCTATCAGACCACTTTCTATGCCTACGTTGCCATCGAGAACAACCTGACCGGAGCCTTTCGGTGTCAACTTCAAACCAATGTTTGTGTCACCACCTGTTGCAGATATTTCTACAGGATTACCAGTTGCGGCATTCGTTACATCAATCTGGTTTACTGCGCTTGCTGTTTTTTGAAAAATGATGAGTTCATTGCCGCTGTCATCGTTTATGCCATGAGCATCGTCAAACTGTATATTGAAACTATTGGTGTCGAGATCACCGCCCAACTGTGGAGAATCATCCTCAGATATTTCCGATATGGCTGAAGAAGTTGCAAGACCTGCGACCAATACACTTCTCTGTATCTTTTTAAGACCGCCACCAGAAGTGTCTATTGCTAGAAGAAGATCGTCAGACGCAACAGTTGATATTGCGGAAAGCGATCCGACTGCAACTGACTCAAAGTTTGTGCCATCAGCTACAAGGATGTTGTGCTGGGTACTGTTACTTAACTGCAAATCGGAAGTCGCAAAGGCACTACTGTCTAACGCTGCCGTCTGCCATGCTGAACCCGAATATACTTTAAGCACCCCGCTGCTCGTATTAAAATAAAGATCTCCTGCAACCAAGCTCGAACTGTTAGACCTAGCTGACGGATCTGAACTAGCCGCGCCGTGGTACACTAAAGAGAATGCTGTAACCGCCGAAACATTAGTTGCGGTAGTTGATACCGCCGAAGCTATTCCAGCAACACTTGTAACATTTGACGCAATTCCAGCAACAGTCGTAACATTTGACGCAACTCCAGCAACCGTAGTTACATTTGATGCAATCCCGGCTACCGTTGTTACATTAGATGCGATGTTTTCAACAGCTGTAACATCAGAAGCAATTGCATTTACGCCCGAAACATCCGTACTAATTCCAGCCACCGTTGTAACATTACTGGAAATTCCAGCAACAGTATTTATGTTTGATGAATTACCAGCAACGGCATTTATATTTGATGAATTACCAGAGACATTTGTAATATTTGTTTTTAAAGGATCGGTATTAACTGCGCTTACGTGTGACGCAATTGTATTAACACCGCTAACTGCGCTTGATATACCAGCGACGGTTGTGACATTAGAGCTTATTCCAGCAACAGTGGTTACGTTAGATGAAACACCAGCCACAGTATTTATATTTGATGAGTTCCCGGCAACTGAATCAATATTTGTTTTGTTATTTGCCACAGCGTTAATATTCGTGGAATTATTTGCTACGGCTGTGACATTTCCGTTTATGCCACTTACAGTTGTGATATTAGTCGCGTTTGCGTGGACACCATTAATAGCAGCAATATTTGCCGCCAGTGTTGCCAGAGTCCCTGTGTTAACGGCGCTAACAATATTTGCTAAAGAAGCACCAAGCAGTGTTGTTATGACGTTACTGCCATCAACATATATAATGTCCTTACCAACCGGGATCTCAACACTATCCCCAGAACTGGTCTTAACGTAGACAGTAAACTCACCGCCTGTAGTATTATGTATGAAGTAAAGCTTCTCCACATTCGGTAACACAACGTAACTAATTCCCGTCAGTGTGCCCGTTAACTTCAGGGTCATATGACGTGCTTCGTCACTGACAAAGTTTGTTGTTGTCAGCGTCGTCGTTCCTGATCCTGATATGTCTTTTGTTAAAACACCTGATATAGCTTCTTCTACCAACGCAAAGTTAACGTCAGTCAAAGTTCCCCAAGTGCCATCGTTACCACCTGATTCCTGATCTCTAAATCTTAATGCTGTGGTTGCTGAATCTGCCATGTATTACACCGCCGGAACATTATAGTTTGTGACTTGCTGTCTTGCATAGCGCTTGTTTACGCCAGCCAATGCACGCTCGTAAAACTGTGTGTACATCGCAGCCGCTTCTGGAAATTTTATGTAGGCGGATGCATGACTAAGACAGCAGTATAATAAAAGTTGGTATGCGTTATCAGTTAAAAAGTTAGTAGTATTAGACGCAGACAGCCTAGACAGCCGCTGAGTAAATCCAATCTCATAAGCGTGTGCCGCAGATGGACTTGGCGCAACTAAAAATTCTGTTGCGTTTAACTCTCCAAAATACTTTGGGGTGCCCGTATCACTGGTACTTGGGTAAAACTCTTTTAGAAAGGTTACTTCCCTACGCTCCAACTGAATGTAACTTGATCCACTTGTAATTTGAAAATATCTGATGCCACGTTCGTTTGTTGGTTTAATAATTGTATCGTCGCCTATAGTCATTTCCCCAGTGGTAGAGGAAAAGAAAGCGTCTTCTGTTACATCATCAGCTATTTGATCTTCAGCGTTCTGAACAATTTGATTTAGCTGTCCGGCAAGCTCTGTAGTGTTATTATCGAGCCAGTCCTGTATGTCTGTTTTTAGTGTTAAAAATGTCGCCATTAGACTGGATCACTTCCCTGCCCTGATGTTGACGGGAACTCAACTGACAAACTGGTAACAGTACCTATACTAAAACCATCTGTTGGTCTTGGGCTTTTAAGGGATAAGTTCTCCCTGATAAACCTTTTAGGTGTTAGCTGTGGATGCTTGGCCTCATAAGCCCGTGGACTTACACGCAAGCCATTCCACTGGGTTTTGAGTTTGCGATACGGAACCCTCTCCCCTGTGATGTCACAATACCCGAAACTATTTTTACCCGATCCGTGCCGCAAAACCTGTACCCGCTATGTTTGGTGTCAAAAACAATGACGTGCGTTCTTCATCCTCTTGGATAGCCCGAAGAACATCTTCGTCGTAGCGCCGTTTAAACAGCGTTGTGCGAGCGGGATCCATCTTCGGCAATTTCTCCGAGAGAAGAAACGACAAGCCCGTTATGACAGCAGGTAAAAACTTAACAGGAACATCAAGTGTGTTCGTGTAATCACCAACGTCTTGAATTCGAGTATACTCAAAATAGTTGATCGTGTACACCTGTTCGGGTGTTGGAAACAAAAACAACTTAGGCGCATCTCTTTCCCTGTCGAGATAAAAATGGCTAGGTCTGGCTTCGTTAGATTTATTTGGCATTGCCGCATACTCAGATTGCGTGTAACGCGCAACAGATATTTCTGATCCTGTTGTTCCACTTGATAAAACATAGACATCATAGACATCTAGAACATCACTATCCAGTGTATAGGATGTCTGAGATGCAACAGTAGACAGCGTCTGTTGAGCTTGTTTAAACAGATGCACATCCCTATTCCCAAGATCCTGCAAAAGAAGGTTCAAGGAGCGTCGAGCGCTACGGAGTTGATGTCCTGTTGGACTATTAACCTCGCAACGCTCATAAGCCTCTATAATGATCTCGTCTACCGTCATGTTGAATGCAGTAGTTCCCGAAACCGCCATAGCCTTAACCCTTCTGAAGCTCTAGGATTATCGTGTAGGTATCTAAGTTTGTGTGTCCTCTGGTAGTGAATAAAACATCCCCGGTTTTACCACCGCCGGAAGTATTTGGTATTCCACCAAAGCTACTGAAATCCAGAAACCCAGCACCGTCAGATGTTAAACTAAGCGCATGAATATTTGTTGAGGCATCCCAGAGAAGATCAACATCCATCCCCGATACAGTCCACCAACACTTCATTATCTTTAAGTTGGTCGAGGTGTTACCGTTCGCCATCGCCTCTAGGGCTGAAGCGTCTACCTTTACAACGGCAGACTCCCCAGACCCATCGGACACATTAGTGAAACGCATAACAGCAAGCCTCTGACCATCTTGGATAATTGTTGAGGCAACTAGATCTGCCATGATTTACGCCTTTCTACTTTTTCTTCAAGAAAACTGGCAGTTTCGTATTACGCGGTGGTTTCCGTTTTTTAGCCTTCTTTGCTGCTTCTATACCTTTTGCTGTATAAGGATATTTTTTACCACGAACATTCGGCATAATTAATCTCCCTACGCAGAGTCAGCAGAAGCGGCGATATTGGTATTGAGGCCAACCTCACCATCAGCATTGGCTATAGCAATGGGCTGAAAGAACTGCATATCAGCACCGGCAAATGCCTCTGTGATATTGGCGGCGTTGTCAGCTACACGGGCATAAATATTTGGGCCAACATTCCCGGTTGTGGTTGCTACAGCAGTAAAGATTA